CTTCATCTGATGCTCCTGCAACTGGCCGATTAGCTTCGGATCAAGCGGCGGTTGCCCCTGAGCGGCAGCCTGATGCTGGGCATACATGCTCGCTGTAGTCTCTCCAGCCTGCTGAACCCCGGATCGGCCACCAAAGATTGGCGCTGCCCCTGCTGCCTGCGCGACACTGCCATTGCGCCCGCCGCCTGCGCCAGTAACCGGGCCGCCCACTTCCCCTCCAGGCAGTTGCCCTTGAGCGGCGCGCTGCGCGAGTTGTGCCTGAATTTGCGCGGTTTGAGCCGCTTCCCTGGCAGCGGCTTCCTGAGCTTCAGCAATATTGTGATCCAGCTGAGTTAAGAATCCTTCAACCAGGTTAAGCGATTTATTGAGCATCCGCACTTCCTGGAACCGGGTCGGGTCGGCAGTAAACTGCTGCATGTGCTGGACAATGTGCCCTAAGAACATGTGCAGCTGCTGGCTACCCTGCATAGCTGGGATCTGCCCCTGTTTAATCCCGTTAATCAGATTATAGACCGCGATCATGTGCACCATGATGTGGGTCTTAGCATTATCGTCCGGGTTAGCGGTGACTTGAATGCCCTGGTAAAGCTGGCCGTTTTCCAATTCCGCGAATTTCCGGTCGATCGGCTGGCGCCCGGCCTGACCGCTCTGTAGCGAGGGAATGTAGCGGTCTGCCTGAGCGTAACCGACGTAGGCAGCCACTTTATCGCGCAAGGCGTTGCGCCGGCCAATCTCATCAAACTGCGGAGCAAGGTTGGTCACCTGGTCGAGTGCGAGAAGCCGAGCACTGGCGCTTCCGTATCCTACAGCTCGCACCGCTCGCACTCGTTTAATGTTGTGGAGCGCCTTCTCAGGTATCCCACGGTTTAGGCAGCGCCTACGAAACTCATAAGCCTCTTTGCCCCCAGGGTCTAGCTGGGTCAGGGCAGGGTTAGTCACTCGCCGGTAGCATTCCGCTAAAACCCTATCCCAGGGGATATAAAAAAGGTTCATCGAACTGGTCGAAAGAGTTGACTCTTTCGATAGCTGAGCCTGAATCTCTAACTTCGTTTTCCGCTCTCGGGTACCCCGTTCACCTTGAGGAGGTTCGGCTCCGTACCGGGGTTGGTAGGTACCGGTGTTATTTTGGATTTGGGATGAAAGATCTTGGACAATAGGGATAATATTCTGCGAAATATTTTCACGTTTATAGTCGACGAACTTGATGTTAGGAGGAACCAGGGTAAACGGTCCCATATAACTGAAAGATAGTTCGTCTAGCGCTACCGAATCTTCCGGTTGAATTACCGCTCCAGCACTGAAAAATGTCGCGTCAATAACCGCGCAGCGCAGCTGGTTACTAACCTGGATCTGCGGGAAAATCCGGTACCCAAGCCCCCTGATAGAATGATAGTATCCGTTCCCTATCCCGTAAGTGAAGATATGCAGGCAGTTTTTGATAGACTTAAAACGCCCAATGTTTCGATAAAGGAAGTCCTGATTTAATCCATTCTCCAAAGTTAAGAAATGACTAACCGTCCCGTCGAACTCCCTAACCCAGAAGTGCAGCACCCAAATCTCCTTGGCCCGAACACGTCCATAGTAGACATCGTTCTGCTTAATTTCGCGTTCGAGTTCTTCCCACTCCCACGAGGTCGGCGCGCTATTCCGGCTCGATGTTGCCCAGTAAATCGCCTTTTTAGTTTCCTCAACATTCCAACCATTCTTCTCGGCGAACTCAGGGTCTTTGATGAACTGATAGAGCTGCGTGGTTGTATATCTGCGCCGGGCGATGGCGTAATCGATATCTTCCTCGTTCGCTGGTGTATTACGAGGCAGGATGAAGTCAGAAAGTCCGCAAATCTTCCAGCGCCAGTCGAAATCATCCTCGAAGTAGACGACCCCCAGCCCGTGTACTACAAATTCCCGTGCAAGAGCCTGGTTATTAAACTCAAAGCGATGCCAGGCTCGAAGGAGTCGATCAAATTCCTCCGAAATTATCTGGTTCCATTCACCCCTGGTCTGATTGTCACCCACTGCAGTTTCAACGTGGGCGACGTAATCGACCGAGGAGGTAAGATCATTGTAGGGCTGGAGCGCAGTTTCTATGATGGCAGCCCCTTCGAGCAAATTCAGGTTGGTCCGCTGACTCTGGCCCAAGTTATCCAGTTCCGATTGGTCATAGGGGGGAAAACCATCAATCATTTCCTGGACTCTGGCCCGATTGTAAGCGTTCTCCCGGTCGGCTTGCCAAGCGGCAGTCCAAAGAGCCCAGGCGGCAAAGACATCAGTTAACCTGGAACCCTTTGGAATATCGCCTTCAAAATCGATATTAGCTAACTGGTCTTCTGTCAGCGGGTTCATTTTAGTGCGGGGGCATGTCCTAAGAGTTCCATCAAAATATAAATTACGTAGATAACAAAAATACAAATTGCTACTACCCGGATAATGTTAGCAAAAGGAGCAACCCCCGGAATCTGCTGAAGAAGCCAGATAACCAGCCCAAGAACGACGGCTGCGATAATAAGCTGCAACAAAATCGTAATCATGATTCAGCTAAGACGGTATTTTCTATACCTTGGGTGCGCGAAATGAACATCCCACGCATGATCTGCATGAGCGAACCGTCTTTACATCCGTGATGGGTAACCGCATCAGGACGAAGAGTCACCGGTCCTTTGTAATCCAGCGGCATCTCCTTTGAATCCCGGTGCCCGACAATCTCCCCGCTCTTTTTATCCCTGGCGAAGTCAACCGTGCGCCAGTCGTGCTGGATTAAGTTAGTGCTGGTAGCGTGCTTAACTATGTCCCACTGCCAATAGACATCGAACGGGTAGCCGGAATGCTGGATCGTGGGAAAGAGATTAGAGTACCGAGGAGCCTCTTTGGGATAGATCGAAGTGCCAACCAAATGCACCCCGTCCTGGTACCAGCTGCCATCCTTTCGCCGCCAATGGGTCGGGTGAATCACCCCAAAAAATGGCCGGCCACCCCTGGCATACTCAACCTCCAGAGAGTTAAGCCAGCCCGGCTTAATCGGAGTATTGTCCGGCTCATACATGTACCAGCATTTGCAGTCGATTGAGTTGGCGATGTGGTAGGCGATCCCGCTGAACATCGTGTTACAGCCGGTAGGCCAGCCTTCCCGGTAGCCCTTGGGAAAAAAGATATGCGTTCGTGCGAATTGATCCCCGATCGCAGTCTCAATTTCTTCCACTTTATCGGAAATATGTTCTGGGCAAGCCAGCATGAGCTCATGCTGCTTATAAGGGCCGAGATATTGCAGGTATTTAGCCAGTGCGAGAGCCAGTTTGTGGTCAACCTGGCAGAATGGGATTACCAACAGCATGTTAAAAAATAATTCTAATATCAACGAAAGCGACCACTGGCAAGATCTTCACCGTAACGAAGTCGTGGCGCGTGAATCCTGGCATAGACTTGAATCTTGCGGTTAACCGCAGCCTGCGGCGGCGTCGACATAGTGCTCTTATCTACTCGGCGCAGCCCTCTCTCGCCTCCAGGGATGGCTCCCAGCCTGGTTCGACACAAATCCACGACAATCATGGCACTGTCAGCAATGTCGGGACTCTTCTGCACGCGCTGCTTCATATCCTCTTTGGGTTCAACCCGGATTCGAAGGCCCGTAGAGTGCTTGACGGTAGTGTAACGCCGAGAACACAGCTCACGCGCTAGCTCTGGAATGACGCCTTTAAGCTGGTGACTTCGCAAAAACTCGTGCCCAACGCCCCAGAGCTCGCTCACCCGGTTCTCGTAGCGGTCGATCCCCTTTTCCCCACCGAACATACTGACCGGTTGCTCACTGGGTAAGCCTGAAAAACTGACTGCCAGGACATCGGGATGCCAGAGCTTACGCACGATATCCATGAAAACGTGGCCGCTCGCGGTTGTATCAACCGCCGCATGAATGGGGAGAACGCCTTTGCGCTCGCTCATCTCCTTGAACTTTCGAGCTATCTGGAAGTTACGGGGTTCTTCTTTATTGGTAACGTCTTCTTCCAGAATAATCTTCTCAGAGAAGTAAATAACCATTCGACCATCCCGATCGCGGCCATAATAAGCGATCCACATAGCGCTCCGGTCGCCACCATTAGTAAAACCAGGGTCAAGTGAAGAAAGGATAGTGGGGTTCTCGCTTCCCCAGACGGGTGTTTCATTGGCTTTAAACTTGATCAGGTCAGCTTCAGCAAAAATCGTATTCTCATCTCCAGTCGGGCTCCAGAAGCCACGGAACATCCGCCAGAAAGCTAGCGAGTTAGTGTCCATATTCTGCTGGGCCTCGCGGATCTGCTTGACTCCCACAATGGGCCAGATGTCTTCTTGAGCTAACCAGTTAGGACTCTTCAGAGCATCAAAATGAAGACAGTACCCCCGCTTGGTCCGCCACTCCTCATCCTCGACAGTGATGGAACCCCAGCCCTCTTCTGGTTCGGAAAGGAGCCCGTGGGGGTCGTAAAGCGAGTTTGGGTTCCCACTGGCGATAAGCTGGAAGAATGGATTAAGCGCGAGATTGGACTCAGCCGCCGTTATAAGGGCTTCGGAGAGTTCTGGAAGCTCGTCGGCCAGAAGAAAGACACGTTTATTCTTCATGCCGATCAGCTTAGCTATGGCTTCTCGCTCTTTCTTCTTCTCACCTGCCAGGAGGCTTATCCCACAACGGTCAGAAGAATACACCTTACCGTTGTACTCAAAACGGATGAGTCCAGCGCTGTCGACGAGTTTACCGGGGAGCCCAGGAACGCTGCG